CTGGCGCAGATTCAGGCGTACGAGCGATGGCCTTCCGCAGCCGGGCAGTTATCAAAGGAGGACTAAAGATGGCTATCCCGTCCTCACTGAGAAACAAACTGATTGCCGCAGCGGGTGCAGGCTCGATGGTCATCGCCACGATATTCATCGGTGGCAAGGATGGCGTAGAGGGCCGGAAGTATCAGGCCTACAAAGATGTCGCAGGCGTCTGGACTGTCTGCGACGGTCACACTGGCAACGACATCATTCGCGGGAAGACCTACACAGACAAAGAATGTGACCGTCTTTTGTGGAAAGACCTGCAACCGGCCAAGGCGACCGTAGACAAGCTGGTTAAGGTTCCTCTGAGCGAATACCAGCGCGCCTCGCTCTACAGCTTCGTGTTCAACGTAGGCAGTGATGCCTTCGCTAAGTCGACGCTTCTTCGCAAGCTGAACAAAGGCGACCAGGAAGGGGCGTGTGAAGAAATGCGCCGCTGGGTCTATGCAGGCGGTATGAAGTGGAAGGGATTGCAGAACCGGCGGGAGATGGAGCGCTCTATGTGCCTGGCGGAAAGTGAAAATGACCTTTAAATGGAAGCTCATCCTCTTCGCAGCAATGAGCCTGCTGCTGGCAATCGCTATTGTCATCGCCAGTCATTACCGGTCAGCGCTCAAAGAATCGCAGGCATCTTTAACCAAAGTTAATCGTGAATTAAATCTGGCTAAAGACACCATCAGCGACATGCAGACTCGCCAGCGCGATGTGGCCGCGCTCGACGCAAAATACACACAGGAGCTTGCAGATGCTCAGGCGACTATCGATCAGCTGCATGATGACGTTGCTTCTGGCAAGCGTCGGTTGCAGCTCCACGCGACCTGTACGAAGCAATCCGCCTCCGGCACCGCCAGCCTGGATGATGCAGCCAGCCCCGGACTTACTGACTCCGCTGAACGGGATTATTTCACCCTCAGGGAGCGGATCGAGACCGTGACCAGGCAGTTGAGCGGATTGCAGGCGTATGTTCGGGAGCAGTGTTTGAGATAAAAAAAAGCCCCATGGCTGGGGCGACGACAGGATAGATATTTTCTCTTTTTATAATTATTAACGCAGCGTTGACTTGTTTTCCCTGATGCTTTTTCTCGCAAGACATTCCTGTCTGTATGGTCTTCATCCCTGCGACTCACAGACCTTGTTTGTAGGAGCCACTCCACCAACAAGATGGAAATAATCCTGGCCGATATATTCAGCTTAACAAGCGGCAGGCATCTTTTATAGGAATAGTCCGGGGATAATTGTACGGTGAGCGACCTGATGTACAGATAGGCAAGCCGTTATATAGAAGCGTTCTCAAAACATAGTGAACCACTAAACATCACAAGGCGCATTTGCGAGTGCGCCTGATGATGGCACTCGAAAAATATAACGGGCAGGAAATCATGGCCGACATCTACCGCATCACAGTCAAAACCAAAACAGGCGAGACGCATGAAGGCCTGATGAAGCGATCTCAGCCAGAGATTATTAACGGCTTCATCGGCGTAGCCAGAGAGGACGGATCATGGGTATACCTGGCACCTGATAACGTGCAGGAGATGGAATACGTGCCCGAGCCTGAAGTTGAAGAACAAACATCTTAAGGAATGACTATGGCGACCGAATCAAAAACTGGCCGCCCTTCTGATTATCTACCAGAGGTGGCTGCTGACATCTGCTCACTGCTTGCCGATGGTGAAAGCCTGCGCAAGGTGTGTGAGCGTCCAGGCATGCCGAATAAGTCGACTGTCTTCCGCTGGCTTGCTCAGCATGAAGAGTTTCGCGACCAATACGCGAAAGCCACGGAGACGCGCGCCGACGCTATTTTCGAAGAGATGTTCGATATCGCTGACACAGTAGCTGAAGAGGCTGCCGCAGTAGGTAAGGCACGACTTCGAATTGATACCCGCAAATGGGCGCTGGCCCGAATGAACCCTAAGAAGTATGGCGACAAGGTCAGTCAGGAGATCGACCATAAATCATCTGACGGCACTATGGCTACAAAGCCAACGACGATTCGCTTGGTAGGAGTTGACCCAGACAATGGAAAGCCAAGTTGACCTCCAGATACCAGCAAAGTTAGTCCCGGTATTCGCTACCGAAGGTGTTCGCTATCGTGGTGCTCACGGCGGCCGTGGTTCAGCAAAGACGCGCACCTTCGCATTGATGACTGCTGTCAGGGCCTATCAGGCGGCAGAGGCCAATATCAGTGGCGTAATACTTTGCGCTCGTGAGTATATGAACTCTCTGGAAGAATCCTCCATGGAGGAGGTCAAGCAAGCTATCCGCTCGGTGCCGTGGCTTGATGATTACTTCGACATCGGCGAGAAATACATCCGGACAAAGAACCGCAGAGTAAGCTACGTATTCTGTGGTCTACGCCATAACCTCGACAGCATCAAATCAAAAGCGCGAATTCTTGTAGCTTGGGTTGATGAGGCCGAGTCGGTGACCCGACTCCTACATGGACAGTAGCAGCTAACGAGTTTGCCGCGACGATTCAGTGTCCGTTCACCATTCTCTTTGGTCAGCAGACCGGGCGTCTTGCTTCGGATGAGGACAAGACGGACTGGGCCAAGCGCTGCAACGGTCGCCGATGGGGTTTCATGTCCGACTTCATCTCCCGCGTCATTGAGCGTTTCTGGCAGATTGGCGTCATCGACCCGCCGAAGTCTGGCGAGGTAACGCTCGCATGGTCTGACCTACTCGCGCCGAGTGAGAAAGAGAAGATTGCAAATATGCAGGCGATGGCAGCCGTTGCCAAAGACACTCAGGCTGCGTTCGGCACTCCGGCGATAACGGAGAATGAAATCCGTGCTGTCGGTGAGCTTGAGCCAATCAGTGAACCAGAAGAGCCTGCCGGAGCCGCAACGACAGACCCGCTGACAGGTGAACCAATTGAACAACCGACAACGACCGGGCAGCCCGATAATTCCGCGCAATAAAGCCGACCCAACGCAGTCCTACCGAACGGTTAACCGAATGTTCCGGGATATCGAGAATCGCTATTACCAGATAAAGAAGGCACTGAAGCAGTTGCTCGATGGGTATCTGGTCGGCAGGGAGCGGAGTGGCAATTCGCTGTACGGGTACATTCTGGCGAGAGAAGGCAGTAAGCCAGACACACTCTACCAGGTGAATGCGGGCACCTTCATCTATGACATGTCGCCACAGCAACTGTCTGACCTTTTACTGCGCATAGAAACGATTCTGGACGACTATCTCCTGGAGGGTGGGAATAACAACCTTTGGGCGCTTCAGTACGTTTCTGATGAGTATCAGCGCGGCACGTTGCAGGCGTTCACCAATCTGTCAGCACAATCGGCTATCTATGAGCAGTCAACGACGCTTCAGCAGTTGCTAAGCAGCCCGGCGTATCAAAACCAGGTTGCAGCGGCCTATATCTCCACTTACAGCGAATGGCGGGGAATAACTGATGCTGCCCGTGCTGACCTGTCGAACATCGTCGCTGATGCGATAGGCCGTGGCGTTAACCCACGAGAGACGGCAAGCCTGATTAGCAAGCGCCTGGATGTATCTATGAGTCGGGCCAAAACGATAGCTCAGACGGAGCAGGTTGGCGCTTTACGGCAGGCTCAGTGGTCAGAAGCAGAATGGTCGAAAGAAAGGCTGGGGCTTAACGCTGCGCTGCTGTGGATATCAGCCCTGAAGTCGACGACACGCCCTTGGCACGCTGCTCGACACGGGAAGACCTTCACAACGGAAGAAGTGGAGGCTTTCTATGCTCAGAATGGAAACCGGTACAACTGCTATTGCAGCCAGATCCCCGTGTTACTTAATGATGACGGAGCCCTATTTAACGAAGGTCTGGCCGAAAAGTTATCTAAAGAGCGCCAAAAATGGAGTGGGATACCATGAGCCCTATGAACAGGGGAAAGCTTTCATTAAATAACCAAGCACCAATCTAGCTCCAGGGTCTGCCCGATCCTGAGGATTATTCTTCAGCCCCTGACCAACAATATCTGATATTTGACCTCTTGTTACGGTTCCCTTAGGGCATATAGAAGTGTCTCTCATTGTGTCCCATACGCCAGCGACATAACCCAAATATTCATTAGCTAATTCATAATCGGCGCTTGAGGCGGATCCGTTATCGGTACGGGTATACGCCTGATATTTCGTATAGAGATCATTCCCCGTCAAAAAACCGGCATTACATACGCTGCTAACGGAGAGCAGAGCAGCAAATATCACTTTTTTCATTTTTATATCCCAGAAAGGTAAAACATGAGACTCAACAGTATTCATGTAAAAAGCCTCGCCATCAACTCTTCAAACAT